GCCAAGGACGGCATACATAAACCTGCTTCGCATACTGTCTCCCAAATATAGAACGGCTTAGATCTTGTCCCAGATCACTCCGTCGATGTTGAAGTTGAGCCTGACGGAGCGCTCTCCTCCATTGCGGAACAGCGATGCCTGAGGCGACGGGTCTGTCATAAATCCGAAATCGACATAGCCGTCACCATCTGGATTGTCGTACAACCATCCGGTTGGAATCGTTTCACTCCGACGTGGAAGACCGAGCGCGTCGTAAACCTCAAACAGGAATACGTGCCCACGGATTTGAAGAAGACGGTTCATGTGTGCTTGAACGCCAGTAAGAAACATCTTGTTTGCTGTCGGATCCTGAGTCCAATTGTCATTAGACTCATCGAAGAACGGCTGCAAGAATGATCCATGCAGCTTCTCGTCGTACTTGGCCTTGAGCTTATACTCACCCTTGTGGTCGGGATCTTCTTCGTATCGGCCAACTGCGCCATTGTAGATCTCTCGCTCGAGCTCCGGCCCAACTGTCTCTTCAACCCGGGCTCGGTACGAACGCCACTGCTCCATCAGTCCGGTATATGCTGCCATTGTAGCAACATGCCGGCCCTTGAGGATCTTGTGACCGCTAAGAACGCTGACGGTTGACAACGTCCCTACGGCGATGGTTGGCGCGTACAGCTTGGTCAGTTCGACCGTGGTCTGGCTGTAGAGGACAAACAACTCCCGCTGCTTAACTTCTGTGTGCCAATCAGAAGCGGTGACCTCAAGCTCAAACCGCCGCTTTTGGTGAGATTCGAGAATTGGTTCGATCTTGCGGGTTGCCATCGCTGCCATAACTGCAGTAGTGCCAAGACCCACAACCCCAGCCACAACCAAGATGGTCGGGCTGTTCTTGTTCAGCTTTAGAACTTGCCTGTGTCCGAACCGCGAAAGGTTCTTTGGGACGTATTTCATTTAGAGTCCTTTGCGATGAGAAGGGGATGTCAAATATAACTAAGAGCGAGTAGTCTTTCTGCCCTTAGCTTTTTGACTAAGAGAGCTTGGCTGAATCTCGCCGTTAAAACCGGCTTTCTTGATCCTAGGTCCGCAAATCCCAGGACCAAGTCCACCTTTTAGTACGCCGTACTGAATATGGAAACAAGGGACGCCTATTTCGGCACTATGAATAGAACAGGAGACAGATTGGATGATCTCATCGATATGCTTCCCGTCATTATCATCGAGTTGCTTTCCCATGGAAATATAGCTCCTAGTTAGGAGTAGGAATAGGTTCTGGCGCAGGCAAGTCTAGCAAGAAACCACCGGGTACTTGTCGAACGTCGGCTGTGATTAAATCAGTCCAACCCCAACGTCGATCGGCATAGCTTCCAGTCGTCCCTACGAGATCATAAAGATCTGCGACGGACGCAGAACCATAACGGGCTACCAGATCCACCAAGGCATCCACTACACCTACTGCTTCACCTCGGTGTTCAAGCACGATCTCGTTGAAGTCATGAGTCGCCCTTGCGCGGTGACTCAAAGACCGTCCTCTTGCTTCTCGCTCAGCATAACGACTGTAGTTCACTGGTTCACGGTCCCGTAGGACCGCGCCTAAAGGGCTACGTCGACCACTCAACCTTCCTCTAGAGGTACCAAACAAAAGTCGTTCGCCTGTTTGATATAGCATGTCCAAAAGAAGATTCTTTGACGCTGGGATGACAACGTCCATGAGAATATACTCGCCTACGTTACCTGCGTCTTCAGCAATCATGTTTCGTGCAAAACGCTTATACCACGGAAGAGGCCGAGAAATCACCTTGCCTTCGACGATTTTCTCCACCGGCTCACGATCGACAACCTCTTTTGACTCTTGTCGATGCTTGTGACTGTTTCCAGTAAGCTCGGATAGGCTTCTATCAGGCTTTGGCTGGCTCCTTCGAGGCTCATTACCTACAGGCTCGACCATAAAATGGTCCTTTCGAGAGAAAAAGAAAGCCCTGGGTGAACAGGGCCCTCTTTTTGGGTGACTTAATGTTGTAGGTCAGGAAAGGGCTTTCTTGAGAGCTTCGACGCCTTCCTCAGCCTTGCTCTTCGCAAGTAGTCCTCCGACTACGAACGCGGTAAGGCCAACGACAGGAACGAAGTACTTTTGAAACTTGTCCATAACTACTCCTTGATAGTAGTGTCTCCTATTATAGTGGTTGTTTTTGCTGCGCGTCAGACCGCGCCTTGATCCCTCAACTGCTGGCGAAGCTTCTCGTTCTCGGCAGCAAGCTGGTCTGCCCGAGCACTTGTGATCTGCTCGATCTGGTTCTGATCGACATTCTTTACCTGGTCGAAAAGCTCCTTCGGCAGAATCCCTTCAAGAAGCTTCACGGTCTCCTGCGGCTGGGTCACAAACATGACCATGCACGCGTTGAACAGAGCTGACTCCTCGAACTCGTACCGGTTGCCCTTCTTGAAATATGAACCGTCGTCAGAAACCTCACCGTAGGCCTCAAGGAGAATTCCCTCGAATTCGGTGTAGAACTTGCTGACTTCCTCAGTACTCAACTCACGAGGATCTGCGTTCTTGTGAGAATCCAGCCAGTCAAACACTGCCTTGAGCTCTGGGAGAAGCTTGAACACCTCTCGAGCATCAAGGTTGAAGCTAACCGACTCGTTCCGGGGCTTCTTCTTGTAGTCCACAAACGGGACGGTAATCGTGTACAAAATATAGCTCCTCTAAAAGACAAAACCCTATACCTGGATGGGTATAGGGCTGTGATCGGGGGTCCGGTCTAGGGATCTAGACGGAGTCGGAGTTCTCGTCCTCAGGGGCGCTGTCCTCGACGGTCTGAGCGATCTGCCTGCGGTTCTTCCAGACGGCGATGGCACCGAACGTAGCAGCGGTGATGGCAGCGATGCCAACGACCTTTGCGGTACGGGGGTGGTTCACCTTGAAAGACTGCAGGCGAGAGGGCTTCTCGACCTCGACGACAACGTCGGTCTGAGTCTCGATTCCTGGCTCGGCCATGATTGTCTCCTTGGGTAGATGGATGGTCGATCTCGTTTATAGCGTTGTTTTTCTCGCGCGCTCTCTCACCCGTATTGCCATGGTTGAGCAAGAATATAGCTTATTCGAGCATTAAGCACGCTTCTATGTTTGTTAAATCCCCAAGCGATCTTTTGGGGCTTCGTAAAAGCTAACGCTAATAGCCGGGCGACCATCAGTTGCCTGGACGGCCCCAAACCTTCCCTCAATCTTTGGGCCAGACCAGCCAAACGTACTTCCCATCGGAATGAGCGGAAGGCCAACCCACTCATAGTAGTCGTTCAAAGACGCGCTTTCTTCGTCGATGAGCTGACGGTTGATCTGATTGATAGCGTGCTCGATCTTGGCCATGGAGGACGTGAAGTAACGACCAGACCACTCATCGTAGCAAAGCTCGTTTCCGTCGAGGAGAATAACTTCATTGTCCTCAACCGGATTTCGATCTAGCTCCTTCTGAGCAAGCTCGTTCTTGAGCTCCTGAGTCTTCTTGGGCCCCAGGAGTTGTTCGGCCTTCTCAGACATGTCGTCGAGCTTGTTGCTTGTGACTGCATACAGCGCTGCCATGGCGTTTGCACGCTTTGTGTGGATAGTGTGCGTCCCTACGGCAGCCGCAATCGTACCAGCACCGGAAATACCGGCAGTTGCATAGCACAACCACGTAAGCTGAGCCTTCTCTTGCATGGTCAGCTCAACAAACTCTTCATCAAGCTCGATCTTGTAACGACCTTCAGCGTCGTCGACGATACTACGAGCTTTGTAACCAGCCTTGGCGGCTAGAACACCGGTTGTCACTACACCGGCAATAGTGGTACCGAGCAACAGTACTGGGCTGTTGGCGGTGATGACGGACTTAGCCGTCTTGACATATGATGCAAGATTCATCTTAGCTCCCTTAGCGAGCGATAGATTCGTCACTTGTCAGATCCTACCCACTTCTTGACTTCATGTGTTACCACTACGATAATGATCGCGGCGGCGATCTTCTTGAGCAATGTGTTAGCCATTAGAATCCTTTGATAGGGTGATAGGCATTTGTGAGTTCACGGCAACAACGAGTGCAAACTCCAGAGAAAAACAAGCATTCTGTCTTCATCGAATACTTACACTCACTACAAGTAAAACCAGTATGCATTTTAACTTGATGTATCAGTTCGTTGTGGATTGTTTGACAATCACATCCGAGTCGAGTACATCCGTACATGTCGTGTGAAACCACGTAGTGGCCACAACTACAAACAGGATCCATTTGATCCTCCGGATAGAGAAAAAAAGAAAGAGTCCTTGCTGGCGGGCAAGGCCACTGGGTAGTGTGCTCTCTCTCATATAGGGGATTGTTTTTGTCGCGCAGAAAAAAAGAAACAACCTCAGCGTAGTGACTGACTACGGAATTCTGTTTATTTAGAGGTGTGTGCTGTGGGGCTATTGATTGATGTAAACATCTTTCAATAGACGATTCTGCACCGAGTGCTTCTCATATAGATGGCTGTTTCTTTCGCGCAGAAAAACCTAACCATTGCTGGCTAGGTGGTAGGAGGTTTTGGGTCGAACGGCGGTAGCATCCGGTCTCTTCTCATCATGATGCCTTCGTCGCTGGTAATGCAGTCCTTGCAAGTAACATAGTAGATGTTATCTGTAAGGTTTTTGCTCTTACTACGACAGTTAGGTACGTTGTTGAGATAGAAGGCTTGGTTGCGTAGGTGTACGAGTTCCATAGTGTCTCCTTTCATATAGTGGCGTGTTTCTACCGCGACAAAAAGCTAATTCCTTGTGGGGAACAGTCTATGAGGTCATACAGGGAACTCAACGTCGAAGTCGGTCAAGATGTAGTACGTCATGAGCTGCGTCTTCGGAACGTACGTCCCACCTGACAAGTCATCAAAGTCCTTCACGAAGAAGAACCGTCCGTCATCGGTGACTGCCAGCCATTCGGCTGTCTCATCGATTTCGGAAATAGTAAACTTCTTGAGGAACTCTTTGACGTGTGGGGTGAGTTGTACCATTTCCTTGAAGTGCACGGTCACGGTAGTGGTCATGATAACTCCTTTGAGTGGATGTAGGTCTCATATAGTGCCTTGTTTCTACCGCGAGACAAAACCCTATACCGTGTTAGGGTATAGAGGGTTTTAGATCCGGTCTTGGAAGATGTCTACTAATGACTGTGTATCCGTTGATTAAACGCAAACAACGACCACAATCAATTTCCTCAAAGTTTGTAGAAAGTTTAGAGTATTTAAACGTTCCACAAAGTGGAGTAGTAAATGATTTATAGTCGTATTGGTTTTCAACTAAGACGTGAGTCTTCATTGAATCTCCTTAAATAGTAGGGGTCTCATATAGTACCATGTTTCTACCGCGACAAAACAGAAAGCCCGGTTAGGGCTCCCTGTTCGAGTGCTACTTCTGTCCGAGGATCATGTGAAGCATACCGTTTTTGTGCAACGATAGAACTTCGCGCTCAGGGACAATTGTCGGCATGTCACGGCGTTGTGACGCGTCGAACATGAAGTATGTAAGTCCATCTTCGACGAGTGGCTCTACGCCGTTGTTCAGTCGAGCAATCAGCCTGAGGTTGGGTTCTATGACACGAATGGCATAAATTTCCATGAGCTCTCCTTAAATAGTAGGGGTCTCATATAGTGCCATGTTTCTACCGCGCAGAAAAAGCTAATTCCTTGTGGGGAACTAGCTTTGAGTATTCAGTTGTGGAGTTGTGGTCAGTTGCGACGCCACATCTCACGGAACAGGACGATCAACAGCCAGAACCCACCCGTTACGAGGGTGAGTACGATGTCGAGCGCCATGAGTCCGCCAGTGTAGGGCTTTGAACGTGCCATTATAGGCTCCTTTGGGTAGAATGTCTCATTTATACCCTTGTTTTACCCGCGAACCCCACCGGGGAAATTTTCAACTTGAAAACTCAAAACGGCTGAGCTAAAGAGTCGTTCTATACCAAATGCCTAGGTATGCCCTTTTTACTACCATTTTGATTGTATTGGGACAAAAAAGAGATGCCCTGTACCGGTTAAGATACAGGGCCCTCTCCTTTTGGAACTAGCTGATGCGTTGGTTAGCCTGAGACAGGGCGTCTCTCACAAAGACGTGGTCTCGACGAACTGTTGCCCAAGTCACTAGGGCGACACCGGCGAATGCACCACTTGCTTTGATCAGAACTCGAGTGGTCTCGTTGTCCCACACACCAAACACGTTTGCCTTCACCTTCTCCAGAACGGTTATAGGTTCTGGTTGAGGCTTTGGCTCTGGTGCTGGTGGGCGGCACTCCGAGAGGGTCTTCAAGTTCTTGACCGCAGTAGTAGCGCTATCGTCGCCGATGCCGAAACTCTTGAGTTGGTCCAACATGTCGACGTAAACCTCGTCATACAAGGTAACGGGATCTGACATTCGGCAATAGCCTTTCGCTAGAGGATAGTTCTCGTTACATGCCGTGTTTCAAGCGCGAATTCATCGAGCGTCAATAGACCGGAGTCGAACTGTTCGCTTTTCAGCAAGCTCAGCTGGATCGCGAGTAACCGTCAACTGAATGTCGGGGTTACCAGTGACCTCATCTTCACTACCGACGACAATTTCGCCGTCGTACTTGCCTTCGCTGTTGTTCCAGCTATTGCTGCTGAATGCCAGTAGAACGCCACAGAAGGTCGTCAGAGCGACGATCGTACCTACCACGGCTTCTGGGTTAGGGAGGTCCCACAAAGCAGCCAGAGCGGCATACAGAGTCGCTGTAGCCGGCATAACCAACGTCACAAACCGCTTGAGGACGTCGTAAGTCTTGTTACTGATCAGGTAGTCCTGTTCCATCTGTACTCCTTCGATTGTGAAGTTCTTCTTTACGTCTTACTTCGTAGTTTGCTTTCCACAGCAGATAGGTCATAGACGCTGTAGCCAAAGCGATGACACCAAACACTAGATTATTGATTAAAAACATGGTAAGATCGTCTGGTGACGTCCAGTAACGAGCGATTAGAGTGACATCAATAGCCAAAGCAAACGCTCCGGCTTGGAGCATTACTACTCTGCCTAGTGGCGTTTTATACCATGGAGAAAAAGCATAAAGCAATGGGAAAGAGGTGGTACAGACGGCCGCAATCCAGATGAAAATTGTCGTCAGGGTTTGAAGGGCCTCAATGTCTTCCGTCACAGAAACCCCTTCCGCTTGTTAGCCATTAAGATGCTAATCTGTTCGGCAAAATGATTACGCTCACGTATAACATGCATCTCTTCGGCAACACTATCGATCTTGGGTTCTCTTGATTGAACTTTCCTAAGCTCAATGCGAGAAATGTTGAGTGCTCTTTGCGAGCTCGCGAGTGCTTTTCTACGTTCAGTCTTCCGAGGCCACATGGGGTGGGCCTCCTGACTCATCATGGTTGTTAAGTGCCTTAAAAAGCGCCAAAAGAACATCTCTGTTGGTTTCAACAGCGATGAGTAGCTTTGCTGTTTGGTTATCTGAGACAAGGCGAGCTTCCCTTTCTGCCTCATATGCCAGCCGCCATCGTTCAGATTCTTCCTGCTTATCTTTCAAGACTGAGCGAGGAATCAGACGTCCGGTGAAAAGCATTAGTACAGCTATGCCTAGGATAGCTGGGGCAGTGAGCCCAAATATGGGAATGCCGTCAAAGGTCATTAACTCACCACCTCAAATGTTGGGTATGCCTTGCTTCCTGTGCTATCGTCTGAACGGATAAACTCCGCCACACGAACTATCTGTGAAAGGCCATACTCACCATCGAGTCGAATAATATCTCCGAGAAAGTAGTCACGGTTAAAACCAGTAACTAGCTGCTCGGAAATATGACCATCAAACAAAGCCGTAGCATTGTACTTGTACAATTCAACCAAACCTCTGGTCTTACGAGCATCTTCTGTGTCGGCGTTTTCTTCACTTGACGCATCTACAACCAAAACTCGTCTATCAAGACCAGATGGTTCATCAGCCTGAGTCTTCTTGACTAGCTGACTATCCGACTTACTCAACACGTAAGCCATATTGTAGGAGCCAGCTCGACTCAGCAAATATGTCGAGTCATCGAACTGGTCAAATCGAGCATCAAACATCACTGTGTCGGAAAGGTCGGCACCGTTGTAGATCTCAATACCTATTTGGTTACTGTTAAGGTCCGGTCGAACCGCCTTCAGACCGTGGTGGTTGGAGTTAATCAACTCCATCGCGACGTTGTAAAGATTCCCGGTCTTGATCTCGAAGCTGAAGCTACTTCCTGCGCCTCTTGCATAGTCTGCCGGAGCAATCAGATCTACTTCCGGAATAGCATCTTTATACGACAAGATAGGATCCTGCGGGTCAAGCGGGCCAGTAACAGTACTACGTGCGCCATCACCAAGAATCTTTCGTATTGCGTTATATGCCGCATCAGAAGGCTTAGCAGCAGACTCTACCCAAGCAACCTTAGGGTTTGGAGCCGCATCTGTAGTATCCAGATCTCTGGGTCGAGTAAGCATTGCAGTAGCACGACGCTCGAGCACGGTTTCAAAAGACCGACCTTTAACGGTGAGTACTGGTGCTTCACTAGGCTTCTTCTTGATCTCATGCGTTTCCACGACCATCGGAACGGTAGACTCACGAATAGTTACATAGCTGTCTAAAGGAAGAAGGTTGACCATTCGTTCGATGTCGTTGCTGATCAGTTGAAAGTCGCCTGAAACAGAATATCGCTCTGTCCAGATAAAGCTGCCGTATCTTTCTATCAAGTTTGCTGGTTGAAACTCTGAGTTAAGAGTAAGTAGCTCCATTAAACACCCCAGTATGCCGAGGTGTACTTCAAATATCGCACGGCGGCTACTTCATTAGACGGATCTGAGCCGTAGACGTTGAAAACATTCTGAGTAGAATGAAGCTCTAACCAATCAGACTTGGGTTGAAGATGTGCCATGATAGGCGTAGAAACATAGTTCCAGTAGTCAGTGCTTAGACTAGGGATCATTGTAATGTCTGTGGCTGTACCTAGGATGGGGTCTACTGCTTCCCACACACCAGAACCGTAGAAAACGTTATAGCCTGGGTTATAGCCGTAGCCAATCACGAACTCAGTAGGCTCACTGGTTAGCTCAGAAGGCCTTGTCCAGCTAATTGAACGCTCTCCTCGGACGGTAGAGATGACGATTAAGTCACCCACCTGGTATGGTTCGCCACTAGGTGTTTTGAGCATCATGGTCTTGCCGTTGTTGGATATTGTCAGTTCTTCAGTCACTGACGTGATGTAGATACGAACGTTAAAGCCGGTTTCAGCAGTACCTTCGTATGGAAATTGAACTGTGATCCAGCCGCTTTCGTTGGTAAGGATCGTATCCTGATCGCTTCTGATGTACGGGTCAGGGCAGATCAAAGAAATTTGACACGCAGTCTCTACGTCAAAGACTTCGGTCTCAAACTTCTCACAGTATCCAACCAAGTATCGATGGTCGTTGCTGTCGTCACGAAGCAACAGCTTTAGATAGTCGCCCTCTACCTGAGGGTCGATAAATGCTTTATACAGTTTTTCTCGAAGAGAAGACACGGTTTCACCAAGGGCCGGGTTAGGGTTCAGGTTGATCGTAAACACGACGTTCCTATTCCCCACCCGGCGCCCCTGGTAAATACCGCCATCCTGGGAGTAATCTCCGATGAAAAGATTTCTATCGGGAGGGTTAAGCCCGGTAACTTTCTGGATAAGAAAGCTGCTCTTCGGCGTGACACCGAGAATTGGCAGTTCGATTGCGTTGTCGCTCATCACGTCGATCTGCGTAAGCACGGGCGTCTCCTCTCTATTTACTCCCATTTTGATTTAATTTGAAGCAGACAACAGGTTCTTGGTTTGTCGATAGACTGTCGTCGGATCAAGTGCTTCCGGCGAGTAGTTGTTCTGAACAAACTGTTGTACTGGGGTTGCAGACTGTGCTGCTTCCTCAGCCTGTTGCAGTGACATGGTGTATCTGTCAATAGCAGAAGCAGCGTCCTCCAAAGCACTGGTAGACAACTGGAAGTCAGTGCCGGTACCAATACCACCGCTGCTATTCGTATTTCCTTTAATACTGTCAATGTCTTGCAAGGCTTGATCTGCTTGATCCGCAGCATCTTGTGCTTCTGCAGATAGAGCTTCCGCCTTATCAAGCATGCGTTGAGCTCGTCGCGCATCTTTCTTTGCGACTATCGCTGCCTGCTTGACTAAAGCGTCAGACTTATCCTGCTTGGCTTTCGCCAATTTCTGAGCGTCTTCTGCTCGTGAAGCCAGGATTTCCATCTTTTGCTGATCGGTAGAAGCGTCGAATGCTTCTTGATCAAGCCGTGCTTGTTTCTCTGCTTCGATTGCATCAATGCGATCTTCGATACTTGCACGATAGAACTTCTGAGCTCGCTCATCGGCCCTTCTTGAGGCCTTAGACAAGCGATTTGCCAGCTTAGCTGCTTTCTCTGCTTCTTCTTTGAGCTTGTCCTTCTCTTTGCCAGTTGCTTTCTTAGCTGCAGCAGCAGCCGCATTAGCTTCAGCAAGTGCCCGGATAGCTCTGTCAGAAAGGTTCTTTGCTTTTGCGGTAAGGATGTCTCCCTTACCAACATTGTCAGCATCAAGGAATTCTTGTGTCTTGACAACCTTCTGAGAAGCAGCGTCCGCGGCCTTTTGAGCTTTATCAGCATCTTTAGATAGCTTATTAGCTCGTTTACGTGCATCTTTAGCAGCCTCTTCAAGAGCTTTGTTCTTAGGCTGTTTACTAGCTGCCTTTTCTGCCGTTTTAGCTTGCTTCTCAGCAAGTCTAGCTCTGGCAGCAGCATTCTCAGCAGCAATTTGCTCTTTCGATGCCTTCCTTTGGAATTTCTCAATAACTTCGTTACCTGCCGAGATTGCAGCATTAGCTAACCGGATAGTAGCACCAACGGCTCGACCAATACTTGCATCGACACCGTTAGCAAGGCCATCAACAATCCATTGCCCCCACTTAAATGTGAGTTTTGATGGAGAATTCATCAAGAAGCCCAATGGTCCAGTAAATCGATCTTTAATTGCATCAACTAATGCGCCAGCAGCGTCGCCAATAGCACTTAGTGCTTCTGGGCTGATTAGACCAAGAGTAAGACCTTCGACAATGTGGCCGGCAATACTTCTACCTACCGTAATAAGGTCGTCTTCATTCTCATCCAACCATTGATCAATTCCAATAAGGAATTTCTTAAGAGCTCTACCAGCAGCTTTAACAATGTCCTCATGAGCATCGCCAATGCCACGAATTAACTTGACGATAATTCTAGCACCAGCATCAATTACTTCATCGATCCTTCGACCAATGCCCTCAAGGAAACCAAGAATAACGGCCATTCCAGTGTTAACATATGCTGGAACAAGATCTCTAATAACTCGAAGACCGGTTCGAATCATAACTTCAATGGTTTTCCCGAAATCAGGTGCAGTTTGTCGAACAGCCTTAAGGAAGTTAGTAATAAGGACAACTGCCGTCTTGCGAAACTCTGGAATGGCATCTCTAACAGTACCAAGCATCTCGGTAAGGATTGTCCCAAATGCTTCACGCAACTTGGGAGCAGCAGCAGCAATCGTCTGAATAAACGTCACTACGGCAGCTGCAATCTGGACACCGAATGCTGGAAGCAATGCCATGAAGGCTGTAAAACCAGCCACCATAACACCAATAGCCGCCGAGCCAACTGTGGCAAATATAGCAAAAGCTGAAGCTGCGGCCAATAGACCAACACCCAATAGCGCTGCGCCTGCACCAATTGCCAAGAACGTGCCGCCAAGAATAGCCAGACCGACTCCAATTGGGGACGGTGGTACAATAAGTGCGGCAGCAATGAACAACAATGCAATTGCAGAAGCCAAGCCCAAGATGCCCTTAGCAATGTCTGCCAAAGACATGTTGCCTACAGTCTGAATAGCTGCAGCCATGATGAACAAAGCGCCGGCAGTAGCTGCCAACGAACCAGCAGCAACCATGCTTGTAGGTCCAACGGCAGCCAAAGCAATCAAAGCGGCTACCATAAGTCCAAGGCCGGCAGCTACAACACCAAAGCCTTGCGCCAAATCCCAGATGTTCATCTCACCAAGCACTCGAATGGCTTGGGCCATGACAAACAAAGCTGCACCCACAAGAAGAAGGCCGGCTCCAGCTGACACAGCTCCAGCAGAAACCACAGCTAGGCCGCGTAGAGCCCCAACCATCAAATTCAACGCAAGAGCCATCGCACCAACACCTTGTGCTAGGTCGATGAGGCTCAGGTTGCCTAGCGCTGCAATAGCAGCAGACAATATAAGCATTGCTGTGGCCATCAACACAAGCGCGGCTGCAGCCGCTGGAAGTCCTGCACCAAGACCGGTCATCTTCTTAAGCGTTGTGACCAATATAGCAAGCGAGATTGCTATGGCACCAATACCCTTACCCAGCGTATCCAGGTCTAGATTACCTAGAATAGCAATCGCTGTAGCTAGAATAAGAATAGATGTACTAATAGCAATGAACGCCAAGCTAATCTCAGTTAGCTGCTTAGGATCAATCTTGTTGAGAATCTTGAATGAACCAAGCATCAAAGCCATTAAACCAGCAATGGCTCCAAGCCCTTGTCCGAGTTGCTTAAGATCCAACAAGCTCAAAGCAACCAGCGAAGCAGTAAGCACACCAATAGCAATAGCAATTGCCATCAATGCTTGCGCCTTCAACGTCTGTTGCATCTGCTTAAGTGTGTCCGTAAGCTGAGCAAACGGTCCAGTGACGTTGTCTACGAAACCAGCAATAGACTTAGCTAGCTTGATCAGAACCGCAATCAAACCACCGGTAAGAGCAGCGTTGAGCAGTACTGCCCAGTCGATGTTATCAAAACCATCGCTGATACCAACACTGAAGTTGTCGGTAATAGACGAAATCACGTTACCAAGAGCATCGATGATGCCTGCCGCCAGCGCGCTAACAATCTTCACGCCATAGCTGACCAGCAGCGGAATGTTCTCTGCCAACCCCTGAGCAATTGCTAGAATTATCTCTAGACCAACGGTAATTAGTTGCGGAACGATTGTACCAATCATCGCAAGAACTGTGACCAGAAGCGTCGTAATTACGTTGGCAATTCGTGGGATGTTGGTTACCAGAATATCCTCAATGGCACCCAACAAGTTATTGATCGCGTCTTTTAGCAGCGGAACGGCCTCGTTGATCGTGTCGAGAAGCGTGTCAATAATGCTGATGACAGCGTCCTTCAACTGCGGGAGAACTTGTCCAATAGCCTGAACCAAGACGACAACCACTGTTGCGAGCTTGACCGCGAGCCCTGGCAAAACGTCGATGATAGTATCGATCAGGGTTGACAGAACTCCTGCAAGAAGCCGAATTCCTTCGGAAATGCCCTGTGCAACTCCCTGCACGATGGCGGTACCAACCGGCACAAGTTCTGCTGCCGGAGACGCGATACCGAGCGCATTCTTAATCCAGTCAACAATCGACGTAGCAAAGTTTTCTACTGCCGTCTTAATTGCTGACACATCAAGGCCTTCAAGAAGCCCAGAAACAATGTTTCCACCGATCTCGGAGCCCTGAGCAGCCAGATCGCTCATACCACCGGCAAGTTCCTTAATCAGGTCGACCACCGGAGCCAAACCTTGAGCAACTTGGACTACGACAGAGCCAATGAACTTGAACACCGAGAAGACTGCTGTAATAATCGGTGTAAGAATGTTCAGAGTATCGGTGATAGTCACCAACCAGCCTGTGAAGGTCTCAAAGGCGTCGGTGACCTTGAACATCGTTGAGCCTGCATCTTCAGCGCTAGGTGTAAGCGACTGGAAAGCGGTGACAAACGGTTGAAGAAGATTACCAAGGGCTTCGAAGATGTTACCAAAACCATCCCAGAGGTCCTGATAGCCACCCAGCTTGCGCCAGCTTTCCAAAACGTTGTTGACGCTGTCAAATATGTTCTTGACAAAGCCGGTAATTGTTTCGCTGACACCAGTCCAGAGCTTACTTGCCTGGTTGAAGTTACCAAACAGGTTCTCAAAGACCTGAGCCCAACCCGAACCAATCGACTCTTTGACAACATCGATCAATTGACTAAATGTCTTGACCTTAGTTGCTGCGTCAATGGATGCTTGTGACAACCGGTTGAGTTCTTTGGCTGCGTCAGTTGAGTAGCCCATCTTCTTGAGCTGCTCGGTAGTAAACGCAACCGTTTCTCCGGCGTCGTTAGTTGTGCCAGCCATCACCTTCATAGTCTTAGTGAAGGTCTCGGCACTCAACCATCCGTACTGCAGCGAGTCACGGAAGTTACCCGCAGATTCTAATGCCGCATCCATAGCTGCACCGTTATCTGCCAACGTTCTGTTGGTAGCCATCAGAGCGTTACGGATGTTTTCGCCACCCATACCAGCGTTAGCCAACGAGTTCCAGTCCATCAGACGAATTGTACCAGTCGACAAAGCCTGGCTCATCTGGTACATGGCCGTGTTGAGCTGGTCAACGTTCGAGCCAGACAAAGCAGCCGTATTAGCCAGACCCTTGATGGCGTCAGTAGCCGTACGTAGCTCTACACCAGCCGCAGTAAATCGACCAATGTTCTGTGCCATCTGACTGAAGTTGTAGATAGTCCGGTCAGAGTACTCGTTCAACTCGTCCAGATACTTGTTGACCACCTTGATTTCAACACCAGTGTTAGCCATAATAGTCTGGATGGAGTTAAGGTTAGTTTCATACTCCTGGAAGCCCTGAAGTAGCGGGTCCAAAGTCATACTCTTAAGCAGGGTCAAACCAGCTTCAACAGCCTTGTTGACGATCGTTGCAATCGCAGTAACACCAGCAACCTGAAGCGCAGAAAACTTCGCACGGATTCCATCCACACTGGAACCCATCTGGTCAAGGCCACTGGTGCTCTTACCCATACCGGCAATAGTCGTCTCGAGCGTCTGGAGAGACTTAGTGGAGTCAGCAGCTCCCGTTTGAAATTGGCTGTTGTTGAACTGCATATTGACGATGCGATCATCAACACTGCTCATGCGAGAGTCACCCTCCTCCATACCTCTTCAGCGATCTGGTCAAATATAGGTTTAATAGCGGGGTTGATGTAGTCTTGTCCAGACACATAACCACCAGTGCCGGTGCCGTGACCGTATTGAAGCAGAATGGCAACGAGCGCGCCGTTTTCACGGTTGTAGTTCGACCATGAAATCTTTACGGAACTGCCCACTTTCTCGATCTCATAGGTCCAAGAAGCAGCTGTGAGACCAGTATCCGTGGGAGTCATTCCGGCAAGGGCGTTTACTCCCTGCTGAGCAAGAGATTCAAGGCCAGTAAGCATGTCTCCAGACTGCATCTTCTTCAAAAATGCCTGAGTCTTTGCAGTAGAACCGCTAGAGGAAAACCCAATGCTACTGGCCATAGAGTCTCCTAAATATAGCTAGGGCATACGATTGATAGCTAGGAATGTTGAGTAATCTGAACCAGTACCAAGAATATTAAGTCCGCCACCAGAGTTTTGCCAGACGCCAACTTTGATATAGTCTCCTGCAGACAAATACGCTTTTGCACTAACCTGAATTGGGCAAGTTGCGTTATGACCTGGGCTCAATACCGTCTTTCCGATACTAGTTCCTGCTGTAGAGTTTGTCGACGAATCGTTAAGTCTAATGTCAATAGATCGTCTGTTGTTAGCACTAGCTTCCCAAGGTACCTGCGCAAGAATATCGTAATAACCACTTCCACCGGCTGGGATTGTATAAGTGGTCGAGTTGGTTTTGAAAGAGTCTGTGTCATAAGCGCTTGTTCCTGAAAAAGCGACAAGCTCAAACGCAGAATCAGCAATAAGTTGAGAAACCGTGCGAATTGCCTTGACTCCGGAGAAAACAACGATGTCTCCACCGTTCGCAGCGTCACTGTGATTGTGATCAGCGTTTACAAACGAACCAATCGTTGGGTTGACCAGAGTTTTGTTAGACAAAACCTGAGACAGAGTTGTGCCAACAATCTCTCCGGAACCTACGCCATGAACTCCTGTAATGAGAGCAGCGTGAGTAATGACACCAGATGAATCTACAACAACCCCGGCATCGTAAGTTGTCCCACCAGCGGTCGTGAGGATAAGATGTCCACTTCCGTTAACGTATCCAGAAACAACGGAAGCATCTTCGATTTCTTGAGCCCTCGCGGCTGTAATGCTTTGAATAGTGGCCATCGTTGCTCCTCTCTAAGGTGTAGAACTGACTTCGTAAATGCCGTCGGTAACAAGGGTTGCGTTGACGTTTTCGATTTGGAAGATGTCGTTATCGACCATGTATACGTTCTCGTAGGAACCTTCAACGGTCCAGGTACCATCGCCGTTGTCGGTGATGATGATAGAGTTACCGAAGGTCAACAGGTCAAATATAGCTTGAGGCTCAGGCAAATGTGGGGCAATGAAACCATTACCGTAAAGACGATCTTCAATGTCTGAGATTCTAGTGGCATCCATGTGCCTTGTATCGATGATGATGTGAGCAGTTGGTCGGTATCCAGCAACCGGAACCGGAACTGCCTGAAGGTTCCATTGGAACTCTACCGGACTGATTGAGTCGTTGATGGTGCCGTATGCTCGAGTCGAAGGGACAACGGTGGCGTTATATACCAAATGGATTTTGTAATCACCATTATCCCCCCGGAGCGGATCGATGATTTTGGTTCTGTAACTCAAACCAAACGAGTCCGAAATCTGAGAGTCAAGGTACATACCATCAGTGACTTCTACTTCACCAATCAGCTCAGAAAAAGCATCTGGGTATGTGTAGGCACTAAGAGTTGCACTGAATTCCTTGGGTTTCGGAAAATATAGGTAAGGACGACCGTCCATGTAGAACTCAACGGCGTCTTCTCCACCGCCTTCGTCTACTCCCGTCAAACCGTTCCAAGGAGTTGCTGTATTGTCGTTCTTGTAAAGGACACCACGGTCAATACCGGCTTCAATCTGCCGTTCCGTGATGATTCCCCACTTGAGTCGACCTTCATTATCGACTGGAGGACCGCCCGGATCTCCCGGACCGCCTGGAGAGCTACCTGGATAGGTAGTAGAACCCGGATAAAGGGTGCTACCAGGGTAGGTAGTTCCGCCAGATCCACCAGTAGACGTTCCTCCTGGTGAGGTGGAGGGGCCTGGGTATACAGTACTACCTGGATATGGCATTTAGACCCCTTTTCTTTTTTACTAGTTAGCGTTTACAGAAGATCAAACGCCGCCGGAGAATAAGTTGGACCTGCGTCAATCCGGTAGAAACCAGAAGCAACCGCAGCCACAGATCCACCAAATGCTTCTGGCCAAGTTGAAGCATTGTACTGCGGAATCGCAAGCTTCAACGTTCCCGAAGCGACTGCTGGCGCACCAATGCCCCAACCAACGCGGTCGAAAGTACCCGCGCTAAGCGTTCCTGATGTTGTAGATGCACCAGAGTTACCAAACAGGTTTCCTCCGGTGTAGAGACGAGCAGCCTGAGTTCCGCCAGCAAGTGGCCTCCAAGCAACTCTAAACGGTTCGTTTGCTACTACCTTGGTTGATGTTTCGGTACCAACAGCGGTGGTTCCGTTACGACATTGGACCCCACCAGTAGTGTTAACTCGAACCGAGGCAATTAGAGTAGAGCCAGAAAGAACTCGCAAAATATAGAACGGTCCAAGAGATAGATCTGAGATGACAAAGAGTCCGTCAAGATAGCCGTCAGAAGCTGCTGCACCAAGTTGGTGCGTTACGATCTTAACTACACCACTACCAGTTACTTGCGCTGCTCCAATTCCAGTTGTACCGGATGGAGGAGCAACGAATGTCCAACCACTGTCTACCAAATCGAAATCGGTGTTAAGTGTAGTCAGAGTTACACCAACACCAACACCTTGAAGGAGTTCGAAGAAATCAGATGTTGGTCCACCAGTTGGCGCATCAGACCAAGTAATTACTACCGTGTTTGCTGTAGACTGCGCGCCGTCGTTGTCAGTAACTCGCAACGAGAACGTAGCCGATCCAGCAGTATCAGGAGCCGTAAATGTTGGTGATGCAGCAGTTGTGGATGACAAAGTAACCGTTGGGCCTGCTGTCTGAGTCCACAAATAAGAAGCAATGGTACCGTCTGGGTCCGAAGAACCAGTACCGTTAAGAGTTACTACCGTTCCACCAGTTACAGAGTCTTGATCTGGTCCAGCATTGGCTGTTGGCGCAATGTTTCCTTCGCCACCTGATGTAGGCCAGGTCGAAGTGTCTGTGATTATACGGTCAACCCTAATGTTGGCTGAACCTGTAGTCAGAACTCCGAAACGAATATTATTGAAAGCGCCACCGCCATAAGGACCACTCAGCGTTAGAGTTTGAGTGACACCAAACAAGTTGGCTGGTGTTGGATCGGTGTAGAGACGAAGTTCCTGAGTGCTTCCTGTAATGCCCCACTTGAATCTGAACCACTGATTAGCAGTAATTGCACCAGCCGCTGTGGTATCAACTTCAGTTGAGTTGTTACGAATTCTCAGAATTCCAGTGGGCCCAAGCATAACTTGAGCTTTGTTCGTACCAGTTTGCCGAAGTTGTGCGATCATAATTTCTGCAGGAGGCAAAGTAGCAAACTTCAAACAAATATCATAATACCGAGTCGTAACATCAGCGCCGTGTTGAATAACTAAAGCAGCAGTACTATTAGTTACTAAAGACTTGGCAGAAGAAGTTCCTTCTACTTTGTCGCCAGTATCAAAATCCCAAACGCCAGACTCGCTGTCAACACCAAGAAGTGCGGCTCCGACATCGGTACCCGTACCATCAAGCGAAATGGAAAACTCGGTAGCCATCAGCCATAACCTCCACTTCCGGTGTAGTAAGTAAGCGCAGGTCCAATACCAAGAGCATTAGCATCTGTAATAGAGCGAACGCAGTATTCACCGATTACGTCTGATGTTGGTTGATCTTCAAATCCACCTGCAGTTTTGGCATCAGCTGGTGCGTTCCATGGATATTGGTTACCAGTATCAGGGTCTGTGTAGACATAGTTAGATGAAGTAAGCCAGTCATCATAGTCACCGGCAGGAACAACCAAGTTGGTTGACCAAGCATTTACTGCGTTAGAGTTAGCAGGAGTTCGCCAATACATGCAAGCATCAAACCAACCGGCAGCTTTGATGTTGCTCCATTGCGTATTAAGCCAAGCGGCTCTTTCAGAGTTTCTTTGAGCCAAAGTCTGACCAAGCGTTTGGGCTGCTCTAGGAGATCCTGCTTCGCCGACTACAAACGGAACATTGTATTCTTGATGAAGTTGGGTCATACGAATTGACCAGTTAGACCACGGCATGTAACGGGTGTTACCATCCCATGCTGGGTTATACTTGTCACAGCCCCAGTAATCCCATAAATCATTAATTGTTGCAAACCCAGTTACTTCTAGCGCACCGTTGGTGTAGGTACGGTATCCTTTAGCATCTGTTGGCAAGGTGCTTTTCTGAAATGGAACTCCGGTTGCAATAGGACCAAACTTCAACCATCCACCGTTCTTAGCGGCATTACCTTTATAGGCAGTTTCGTTAAGAACTTCTCGAATCCATCCTTGACGGGTATACCAATTAAGCATTGCTCCGGTACGGTTAGCACCGTTTGTCATGTTACCGTCATTGTCCCATTCGTGATGAAATGCCAACCAAACATAAGTTGAAGAACCGCCAGGACGACCGTCCATCCAAGCCTTAAATGCGTTCTTAAACTCGGTTTCTGTTGAGTCATCGACGTTTCCGCCATCTTTGAACGAGAAACAAATAGCTTGCCCACCACGAGCTTCGCCCATCATTGCAGACCAAGTACCAATGTGGCCAGAGTTGAAGATTCGAACGACCGCGTTCCCTCGGTTTCCACCATAAGCCGTGTCGTACTCACACTGATTGTATCGGTTCTGAACGCTACCGATACGATGTTTCTTGTAGTTGGAGTAGGCAGCACCAAAAAGTGTTGTACCAAACCACATTCCATCTGGGTCGCCAGGTGGAGGGGGATCTGGAATTACGCTGCCAGGAATAATGTCTGGTTGAGTAGGGTGTTGCCAAGTAGTTGTACCTGCTCTATAAATAGTTCTACTCATGTAGTCCTCACCCAGTAGTCGACGCCAGTAATTGCCCCAGTGGAACCACTACCAGTAATAGCCGGACCGTTTCCTTCAAGCCAAAACACAGGAACCGTCGGATCGGTAGTTCCAGATGCTGACCGGTTAGGATATGCAGATCCCGTCCACTTGACGAAGCGCATGATTCCTTCAGGAGCAGGAATATCGGCCACAGCAGACTCAAGTCCAGTAACTGATGCTTGTGGAATGTTGGTCAGGGTGTTAGTTACACCGTCAATAGCCTTATTGGTGAGCGTAGCTGTTGCAGACCACTTGGTTGCATCCGAAGTGTTGGATACGTTGTTAAGAGCCATGTCGGTCTTAACCTGGGCCATGGTGCGGTTAGTCCACACTCCAGATTTACGCTGAATGACGTCGTCATTGGCTGGAGCCAAAGCGGCAATCGCAACCAAATCTGCATCGAGACTTCCACCCAGACCGCTTGTTGCGGCAATGACATAGTCGGCAACCGTCTTGACGGCAGGAACTCTAGCAGTATCAGTACCAGCGGTCATTTCAGCTGGTGTTGCGAGTTCAACGTTTCCGTCTTGAGTTGTGGTAGCTGCACGCGAGGCCTGGAAGATACCCTCTTCCATCTGCTCAAGGTCTGCAGCAAGAATCGGAGTAGTTGTCGACGGGTAGTCTTGCCAGTCCGTGTGGACCTTAGTGTAAGTTGGCACAGTAACTCCATCCTATCCTGTAGTACCTAGTGCAGCTCGACGCTCAGCGTTTAGACGACGATACTCTTCCGCTTGTTGCGCCTTGCTCATAGGCTTTGGTTTAGTTTGCTTGATTCCAGCAATTTTCACTAACGTCATAAGACGATTCAAATGCCAAGTTTGAACTTCGAAAGGAATATTGAACTGGACCAACCAGTAATAAATCAACTCTGAAGTAATGGTTTCATTACTTTTTCTCTGGTTGGGAGTTTCTCTAAACCAAGTAGCCGACTGTTTGTCGTTAATGTAGTCCGTGATCTGTTTGACATTGTCTCGAGAAAGTCTGTTGAGAATTTCATCGGGGATGTTTTCACTCAAAAGCATACACTTGATGTACGCTGCGCCTTCTTCAGGCGTCTTTTGTTTGTCGCTGAAGAACGGTTTTTGGTACTTTTGCTCCCATTTTGACAGAGAGATCAGAGAATGCTCAAAATTGAGCTCGATGGCTTCAGAGTCATCGGTAGCTGATAAAACGATAGTGAGCATCCTCTAATCCCTTCTGTTTTAGAGCTTAGTAGTTGTAGACCCACTCGGTGTCGCCAGTCAAGACGTAGCTGGCACTGGATGGGTGTGCCGTAACCTCGGCAACCTGACCAGTGGTAAGCGCCGGCTGAGCACCAGCAGTCTTGTTGACACCGTTGATCTTCCACTGCACACCAGTGACGGAAGGCAGGGTGATAATGTGGGTACCAGAGACGTACGATGGCTGGTTGGCGAGCACACCAAGGTCGACGGTGGTAACACCAGCGCCAAAGATGGCAATGACCGACGCCGGCGAAGGAAGCTGCGGGTTACCGGACTGACCGTAAAGCAGGTCTTCCAGAGTTGTGAGATCCGCAGGATCAACCTTCGTCGAGTCGATAATCAGCTGAGCAGTAGGCTTCAACGATCCACCGGCGCTAACCGGAGTCGTTGCAACCTCCCACGAGAAGGTGATCGCCTCGGGTGAGTCGTTGATGGTGGCGTAAGCCTTCTCCGACGGAGCCGCAGTCGCACCATAAATCAGGTGCAGCTTGTAGCCATAGTCCGAACCATCAATGTCGTTACCGACGTTGGTACGGTAGCAGAAACCGAAGGTGCTACGCGACTGCTGACCGACGTGAACGCCGGGGCTAGGCGAAGCAACACCATCGAACTGCAAGAACTCGTCCGGGAAGGTGAAGGCTTCGATCGTTGCGCCGAATTCCTCGGCTGACCGAAGGTCCAGGTACTTGATGTTGTCGGCGTACAGAGCGGTGGCTTCGGCACCCGAAGGTGACTCAGTGACCGTAGTCAGACCATTCCAGGCCACACCATTCGTGTAGTCGCCGTTCCCATCTGGGATGTAAAGAACACCGTGGTCGACGCCAGTTTCGTACAGACGCTCTCCGGTGTTATCCCAAGTAAGTCGGGCCATTCTAATTCCTCCTAGTAGTAGATCGAGAAAACGTCATGGTTTAGGCCAGACGTTACAAAGTGGCGACTAAAAGCACTAAGCGGAAGCTCCGTAAGTGCATCAATCGGATCACCGTCAGGGTTTTGATCGATGTACGTGACTTGATAACGCTGTCTCCAGTTATAGGCAAGGTTATCGCCTCTTTTGACAGATTGGTTATCACGTTCATAGACGATGCAGGGATACTGCATCACCAAGTTGGGAGGCGGTTGAAAGTATACGTTGTCACTGCCCAGAATGTCCGCAAGGACTTCATGAAACAGCAGCCTACGGTCTAGGCCCATTGTATACACCTCCCAATGAGAGGATTAGGCGGGGCCTCTCCACGTCGACTGACTCGACACGCCAGAAAGACCCCGCCCACTCCACGTACTTGATCTGAAGATAGTTCCCTAATGCGTACGCATCGGCAACGATCGAAATCCGGTGTTGCAACCGAATATCGTCGTTAACTTTCTCGGACGCTGATGTTGCACGCAAATCATTGAGAACATCTCCATAATAGGCTCGCTCGGTGATCACGTCCGACCACACACCCTGCACGGTCTCTTCGGATACGCCGTATCCAATGTTTCCGTAAAAGCGTGCCATGGTTTGCCCTTACTCTCCAGTGAAGTCCCACTCGTCGATCGCGTTGTTGGCGAAGTAGTAGCCAGAGTTCGGCGTCGCAACAACGTGCTTGGTCACACCATCGGCCACAGCCACCGGAGCACCGGTCGTCATGGTCGTACCAGTTGAAGTGTCCTGGTGGTAGGTAACACCGGTGATCGTCGGGACGGTGATCTGGTCACCATCGAACGCAGGCTCAGTCGGAGTCACGAGCACAGCATTCGAAGCGGTCTGGCGGAAGACAAGAGCCGACTTCGGAATCGTCAGAGCGCCAGAAACGCGAGTCTCGATCAGGTAGAGCAGCTTGTTGTAGTCCAGGTCAAAGTCGTCGAACATCGTGGCCTGGCCGCCGCGGTCTGCACCAAGAGTGTAGTCCGAGAGGTTAACCATGATACCAACGAGAGTAGAGTCGCGCTCCATGACCTCGACCGGGATAACATCCTTCACACGAAGAACCGCTGCGATCTCGGTAAGGTTGTTGTAGAGACGACGACCGAAGTTGTCCTTGACCGTGAGGAACGAGGAAATGACGGCCTCAGTGGTGTAGAACGTCGGAGTACCCGAACCCTTGTAGTAACGGCGGTGAGCAATAGCCGCATCCACAAGCTCCTCGATCGTGGAGTTGTTGTCGAGCATGTTGACGTAAACTGTAGTTGCATACAGTTCAGCGTCGGTCGCGATCGGACGAATCTTGGTCTCGATGATCTTGTCTTCGTGACCGTTGGAGCGTCCGTCAGCAACGAGAATAGCTCCAGCGAGCTCCTCGTCCAGCATGACCTTCATCTCAGCCTTCAGCCAGGTAACCACGTCAAGGTCGACAATGTCGATGACGTCGTCACGGTCCAGCTTCTGCTTCTTGTAGATGGTCTGAGGAGTGGTCTCTCGCTTCGACATCTCGAAGAACTCTTCGTTCTTCAGGTTGCCCTTCACGTAACCACGAGCACGAGCCTCGTCGGGCGTGATGTCAGCAGTGATGCTCTTGATTCGGGAGAATGGGCTCTTACGAACTGAACCCAGGACGTGGTCCACCCACTCCATGCGGCGAGAAACGAACTGAGGCGAGTTCTCGAGCGTCTTGGCGTCCGGGAACAGGTACTCGATGTTCTCGATACCGTGCTGGAGCTGACCGTCGACCGTCACGCCGTTGTGGGCGATGAAGTTTTCGACAGCGTGCTTGAGTGAACCATTCCTCTTGGCATCTTCAACGATGCTTCGAACATCGTCGTGCGAAAGGGTGACCTGCGGACGAGCTCCCTGGGTGCCGCCCTTCGCCTGGTCGAACACGTTGTGCGTCATGCTATTGTCCTCCTGGTTGTCGGTGTGCTGGACGGCATCGCCGGCCTCAGCTTCTGAATCGTCGGAGCCTTCAGAACCATCAGAGTCCTCGGAGTCCTGCGACTCTTCGGATTCGTCAGAATCGTCAGATCCATCGGTGTTGCCGGCGTCTTCGGAATCGTCTGAGTCAACAACCTCTTCTGAAACCTCGGAGTCATCAGACGAAGCTTCGACCGGAGTTTCCTCCGAACTTTCTTCGTCATCGCCTGCGGTGTCACTGTGCTCGATCGAGCCACCAGCTGAGACAAGAGCCTGTGAGAGAAGATAGTTCACAGCATTCTGCTGCTTCTCACTGAGCGTGTCCAGGACGTCCTGAACTGTTTCTTCATCTTCGGCTGCGTGGGAAAGAGCCGGGTCCGGATCAATTTCGTCGCCCGTAGTGATGTAGGCTTCGTCTGACACGGTCTCAAACTCTCCGTCACCATGAGCAATGGCAACGTTGTCGATGAAAGCACCAGGATTGGCACCACCAAGCACGAGGCTGACCTCGCGAATATTACCCTTGATGACATCCTTGGCACGAGTCGATGCGTCAGTAACGCGCTCGACGAGTTGGTTTGCCCAAATGGAGAGGAACTTCACGTCACCGTGCTTCACCATCTCCTTGGCATGCTGGCCAGCTGCAGTAGCATTGAACGACGCATAGGCATAAACGCCGTCTTCACGCTTCTCAAGCTTAACGTGGCCCAACACGTTGGTTGGTTCGTCATGTCCATGCTGCCAGACCAACGGTACGACATCGCCGTCGTTCTGATCAAAGGCGCCAGCGAGAATAGTTCGCCCGTCGCTGCACCTCAGGTTGTTCCGAGTGGCATAGCCACTGAAATCCGCTGTTTCCACGGCGGGATCCTTTCTGCTGGTTGAATGCTGAAGCATAATATCTACGAGCTTTAGATCAGGTTCAATAAAGTCATCACGAGCCGAGTGACTCAATGACCTTGTTGCTTCTGCAAGTTGTCTTTTTGCTTCGCTTAATACGTTCTGAATACTAGATATGCGAGCAGTAAGATCGGGTATGCTCATAGATGAATAACCGCCAGTAGAAGAAGATTCGGAGGAGGTACTTTCGCTTTTTTGCTTTGCAGCAATCTCAGCTTTGTGAGTATCCCTATACTTTTTAGCCGCCTGCTTTTCTTTTACAGTCGACTTACCATCAGAGTTGTTCTTCTCCTCTTCACGCGCAGCTTGGCGTTTCTCGCTTAGAGCCTGTTTGGCCTTGCTCAGTTCTCCACTTAAGGTATCTACTTTGGACTTCAATCTGGTAACAGTGGCCGAAGCGACAGCAGTCTGCTTAGAAGGAGTATTGAACTTGGGAGTAGTTCTCGTTAGAGACCTAACTCCCGTCATAGGGGTTCCTTTACCTGCTTCACCAGATCCCCAAGCCTTGCTTCGGGGGCGTTTCCCCTTTAGCTTTTTAGTACGCTCATAGTAAGCATGAGCTTTTGCCGGATCATAGTTATCAGCGTTAGGCATCAGACCTCGATTCCTAAAGCCTTAATGTCCGCATTCAGTTTCGCCTCTTCCTCACTAATTTGTGGCTGAGGATCACTAGTAATCTGTTGATCCAACGGCATGTTGCTGTTGACCAACTGGTTAGCTTGTGGCTCAGGAGAAGGCTTAAGACCAATGGCTGGCCTAAGCTCGTTAGGTGTTGCGATCTGGTTGCGACTGAGAGTGTCAGCAATGTCAGCAAGCTGACTTACTGGGATCATCTTCAGCGGAGTCTGGAAGTACATCAAGGTCTGGCCTTGAGTGCGAGCTGTCTTAGTGAGGAACTTCATTGCCATACCCTCGACAATGGCATCCAGAATTGGCTCAACTGTACGGTTCATATAGTTAAGCATGGCAGTATCATCTGCCGTACCATTCATGATAGCCGCAGTAAGTCCCAGCTCATTGAACAACTGCTCTTGCAGGTACTGGACCTGCTCAAGAAGTCGGTTCTCAACCGCCCGGTTAAGCTGAGTGATCTTCTCGGTACCGTCAGCATAGGCAATACCATACGTGCTTCCAGTAAGCTGATCTTCAATGTCCTTCCGTCGCTTTTCAGCCTGAGTCTTGCGAGCTTCAGACTTGACGACATACGGAAGTTGAATAATCAGATCGAGTTTGCCCTTGCTCGAGATCTCGTCGATGTTATCCATCAAGCTGAGCTTATGAACTAGTCTCTGAAGAGTCGAGTTTGGCTCATTCATGACCGAGTAGAACGGGTTCTCGATAATTGCTACGATGTTCTTTGGAACCCAGATGTCTTCTCGCTGGCCGGTCTTCTCGTTGTAGGCACGAACTTGGACGTGTTGCGGCTTCCACTGAACAACGGTGCCAATTCGCATGTCTTTGATGTCCCAGTTGCCGGAGCTTGTGGGATCCATCGTCGTATTGACTGGGAGAACGACCATTACACCTTCGCTAAGAAGGGTAAGAGCCATGTCTCGACGAATATGGCTTCCTGACTGGTCAATGTTACCAGCAACAGTAAGACACTCGTTCAACCCCGACTTAATTGTCTCTGTGTACATACCATCGTCATCAGTACGAACGTGTTCAATTCGAACACTAGAGACATCGATGGCGATTCTAGTATAGATAGCAGAGATGATTGTTCTTTCACTGAAGATCCGGAACCTTGGCCGGTCAGGAGCGGAGGAAGTTATGCCTCCAACACCTGGCGCGTACTGAGGAGCTCGTTCTTCATCTTCTGAAAACGAGTTCCAAGCATGCTTCAAGCGATCAGTAAGTCTACCCATACAATCACCTCCTCGATCTATAAGAGTTACTTAAGAGATTAAGCCTGAGTGCCAAGAACCACATTAGCGCCGCTGGCGAACTTAGCAACGATGCGTGTCTTTCCAGATCCGTTGTCCTCGGCGTAGAGACGAACGGCGTTGGCGGCCGGAGCTGCCGGAGCCGATGCCTGCTCGTCGAACTCGAGAAACGCGAGTGCCTGCTCGTCATCGATCACGTTGTCGGCACTGTCGACTCGGACAAGCTTGTAGTAAGTCGCACCTCGGGAGTCCTGCTTAATTCCGGTAAGTTTAACGCGCTGCATTATTGCTCCTTTACTCGAAAGCTTCTTTGTTGAGTTTGTATGCAACCCAAGCGTCCATAAGAGCGGCCACATTGTCGATCTTTTCTTCGTGACGACGCTTTAGAAGCTTGCGGTTACCGTTTGTGTCTTCGATGGTAATAGCATTACCCATGCCGAAACTCATCAGATCCTCATCAAACAAAAGCAGACCTTGCTCAGAAAGCTTCTTCAACTCTCCAAGCGGAACCGATTCAGTGCGAGCGCCTTGAATGACCTTCTCCATTGCATAAGGACCATTCTCAAGCTCCCAACGTGTGGTGAACTCTTTGGCGTTATACGGGTCGAAACCAAAGGCTCGAACGTCGTAGTTCATTTGCATGATGTGGTTATCAAGATCCTCATAGACATCCATCATGTCCAACACAGTGGTTTCAATGATCTGAAGCGATCCTTCAGCACGGAACTGATCATACTTGAAGCGCAAAGCGCTCGGAAGATTGTTCAATGTGTTTTCAGTAATATAGCTTCTGGTTTTAACTCCAAAAGCGTCCGAGGTCAAAGGGAACAAGAAAGTAAATGCAGTAAAGTCGTCTCCCTGACTAAGGTCTGCGCCCATGGCACAGGGAAGACCGCGGAAATCTAGTCTTCTTTCTACTGGAAGTGTTTCTTCGTAGGTAAAGAAGTATGTGTAGCCTTCCATCGGAAGACCAAAGCGTTTCGCCAGAATATCGTTGCGAGCAGCAGGGGCTTTCTCGGCTCGCTCGACATCTAGTGCGTAAGTCTCAAACGTGACCGTAAGACCAAGGTTGGGGTTAGCCTTGATCCAAAGCTCGGGATCATTAACTTCCTCGACTTTGTCCAACTTGTAATGCCAGATGGACACATGTGGAGCCAGATACTCACCTTTGAGAATGTCGGCTAGCTCCATCTTAATCGTGTCGCCCGAGCCGTTACGAACCGTGCCTTCTGAGCTAATTGCGACGATAAGATAGTCGTCAAGCTTAGAAGCACCCTGTTCGATTGCACCAACCACGTCTTCTCTCAGATCACCCGAAAGCCATTCGTCAACAGTAGAAACTTTAGGCCTTAGACCTTGGAGTTTGTTGATTGACATTGGGCGAATCTCAAGAAGAGAACCGGTCAAGAAGTTCTCGATGCCCTTCTTGGTAGAAGCAAGCTTAACTCGATCTGCTTTAGAGCCGGTTGTGTTCTGAAGCGATCCTTCAGTAAGGAACTTGAACAAAGGCCCGCGTGCGCGCGTGATAGATGTTCGAATAGGGCTCATTACTTCTTCGGCTTGCTTCATGGTTGGTGCAGTAGTAATCTGGTGTGTAGTCTCGCTGTCGATGTTGAGAAAGAAGCTTTGTACACACGAAGCATACATAGACTTGGCCGAACCTCGCGCCGTGATGATGTATTGTTTGGTGATCAGTCGCTTCTTTACAGTCTTCTCGACGAACTTACCTTTCTGACCGTCAACTCCGCGCTCCCAAACTTGTCGAGTGACGAAGTAATACCAGCCAAAAAGTTGTTCGGCCCAAACTTTGAACGAGTCAAGCAAGTGAAGCTCAGTACCATCTGTGAGCGTTAGCTCGTTCTCACAGTAAGCGATAAAACCGTTGATGGCTTGATCGTCGTAGTAGACATCCGGGTCTTCGATCAACGCATCAATGCGGTTCATCTCAAGCGAAATCTCTTTGTTGACAGGAATCTCGCCAGAAAGAACCTTTTCACGAAAGCGCCCGTAATATAGTGGAACAGCAGTGTTCGATAGTGTCACGGATCACCTCCTATGAGTCTTTCTTTGGACGTCCCATCTCGCCAAGATCAGCTAGCGCTTGCGCTTTATCAGCAACGTCGACAACCTTCTTCAACCCAGCCTTAGAAGCCAGAAGTCTTCCCGCAGGAGACCTAGCAAAGCTAATAGCTGCGTTCATGGTCTTACCAGCACCAAGAGCGATCTTGATTCCCTTATGTGTGGTAGCCAAAGGCTTGACTTCTTTGGAAGTCGCGATCTCAGCATACCGCTTTTCAGTGTTAATCCGATTGATCAGATGGTTGAGATCTGCATCGCTGACGGAAGAGACGCTTTTTGTACTTTTGATGGTCGCCAGAGTCTTCTGAGCTCTCGCGGCATCTGGAGAAATGTCAGTTCTAGCTTTTGCTAGCTGCGCGTCAGTCCTGCGAAAGCCCCACTTCATTCCCTTGATGCCATAGTGAGCCAAAAACTCTTCCAAAGCATGTTGGAGTTTTGATTCTTCAAAACCAATAACTTGTCCATCAGAATCAAGAACTAAATCGAATTGAATTGAAGTTAGTTCATCATCTTCAGAATGTTTAAGCGCATCTTTTTCAATGCTTTTTATGACTCTAGGCGTTCCTACATACAGTCTCGCAGCAACTTTGTCCACATGAACAAAAGAATCAACATTACTTGGGGTTTTAGATCTAGCAAATTTAGTCAATTCTATTGATAGATCTTTGTGGTATTGTTTACCCACAGCTTTGTTGTTTCTGTCTGCTGTTGCATACTTTTTATTCACACCAGAAAGAATATTAGTAATGCCAGAGTCGTGTTTTAGCATTGATAGACGAACTGTTTGTGTTGTATTTCGAATATCTTGTCTCAGAGATGGTGTTTGCCGAACGCTTGTGCTAAGAACTCGAAGCCTAGCGTTAGGTCCGTCTAATGCAGCTTCGCCAACGATTGGAACGTCTTTGCGAAAACCCCACCTCATACCCTTGATACCGAAATGCGCCAAAGTACCCATTGGGCGGAGGCCCTGGCTTTCAAAGAACTTTTCTAGCTTGCTGGTAGCCACACATCCTCCTTCCTAGGCAATCGGGATTCCGAATTGGAACTGACTTGTTTCTCCGCTTGGTGGGGCGCTATATGGTCCAATCCAACCTTCTAGACTTACTGCTACTTCGTCTATGTAGAGAATAGAAGCCGTGTTGGTTGCGTAGTTCCCTACACCCCAAACTTCAGCGTCGTTGTTGTTATTGAGAGCACCAGACCAGGTTTCATAGTTAGTAGCAGAAGTTGATGAGCTGTTTACATCTGCACCCCACCACAGACGACCAGTAATAGTGTTTGCAGTTTGGTCTAGCTCTACCTCAACTCTCGTCCACTCCGTAGTGGAAATAGCATGAGAAGATGCGCCACGAGAAGTAGTGCCGTCTAGAATTGCAAAAGCTCCAGTGGCATTAATTCTCACACATCCGATATCAGCGCCCCCGGCCGCAACAGATTGCTCAAACACAAAGAACCTTGTGATGGCCGATGGGGTAGCGTTAGCACGAATATAAAGTCGGCCGTAAATCAACCTTGCTGCACTGCCTCCGTTTTGGGTTCCAGGAAGCACGCTGGTATCTTTAGCCGTTCTTTGATTACCGCTACCGGTTCCATCAAACGCTAAACAAGTAGTTCCGCCAATTGGGGCAGGAGTACTTACATAATTAGATGTACCAGATCCGTTAAGAATCTCAAACACCGAGTTACCCGTAGTAAGAGCAGTACCTGGTGTGTCATCACAATTTTCTTCTACAAGGAGGGTTGGGCCGCTTGATACTGTGGTAGACAGTGAATCATCGAACCAACCAGAAACATCAAGAGTTGGATCAAACCATCCTTTTGACTTAAATGTTGGTTCGTAAATAAGATCCATGTCGTCCTCGACTTAGTAAGAATAGACGATACAGTATCCAGCTCCACCAGCTCCGCCAGCGCCGCCGAGTCCGGGGTTCATGCCTGCACCGCCACCACCGCCGCCTCCGCCGCCCTGGCCGCCTGTACCACCGGCAGCACCATTTGTGGACGCCGTGACAGTGGTTCCGCCACCACCGCCACCAGAACCGCCACGAGCCGACGTGGCCGCAGCACCATTTGCGCCAGCAGTCGGAGCGGCACCATCAGTACCGACCGAACCGCCACCACCCGCGGCATACGTACCACCCGAGCTACCACCCGCACCGCCAGCGACGTTCGTCGGGGTCGCCGAGTGAGAACCACCCGCACCCCCACCACCGCCGCCGCGCAGCGAACTGCCGCCAAGAGACGACGCCACCGGAGTCGAAGCGCTACCAGCACCCGCCGCGCCACCATCAATCGCATTACCAGTCGTCGAAACAGCAACAGTGCCCGTCACACCTTGACCTGCAGCACCGTTTGTCGCAGCCGTAGGAAGCCCACCAGTGCCGCCAGAAGTCGAACCCGAACCGCCAGCACCACCAGCACCACCACCGCCCCCACCGCCCGTCACAGCCGCAGAAATGGCGCCACCAGCGCCACCGCCACCACCAAAAGCGGTTAGGAACGAACCAAATGTCGTGTTACCACCAACGCCACCAGCAGCACCAGCAGCACCAGCAGCACCAGGTGAGCCTGCTGTTCCTGCAGTACCCAAAGTAACTGTGACAGTAGCACCTAGGTCAGATGCAGCAAATACTCCTCGCATCCACGCGCCCCCGCCACCACCGCCACCGCCCTTACAGACCGTGGCAGTAGCCAAAGAACCACCAGCTCCACCGCCACCACCAGCGCCAATGGCTTCGACGATGACGACCTGTGCTCCAGCAGGCTTTGTCCAGGTACCACCGGCAGTAAATACTTGGACGTTGGCCGTAGAGGCTAGACCAGGAGACACCGGGTTACCAGCGGCATTAAACCGCATAAACCCAACTCCGTCTTCGTAGTGAAGAGCTTCGCCGGGGGCAAGAGTGCACTTGTAAGCATCAATAACGTTTGTGCCGTCTGTGTGGATGATCGTGATGTCCGTAGTGTCGGCTGTATCCACGTTGCGAATCCACATGGTTTGGACAGTACGTTGAGTCGATGCTGCGGGAGAACCAACCACAGTAGTGGTAGTAGCAGTTGTAATGATAGTGTTAGTACGACCTGGCGTAATTGTCCCAGCGTTGTTGTCAACCCAAGATGCATGAACATCAATGTCAGCGGCAGTACCAGTGAGAACACGCAATAGATCCGAAGTGCTTGTAAGCAACAGCATATGCAATCCTTTCCTGGTACTAAACCAGTCGCATCTTAAGAACGCCAGTGAGATCAGCACCAGCAACAGTAGAGCCAATCTGACTACAGCTGATCTGAAGGTAGTCCGTTCTAGCTGTGAACGTAGTCGTTCCTGCTAGCGTACCAGCAGAAGCAACGTTGGTTGATGCTGAGATAGTGGGGTCCGACGAAAACGTACCCGATCCGTTCTTCAGTACCTCAAAAATAGCTGACGAACCCGTTGGTTGTGTGGTGAGCGCAAATGTTACTGCAAGCAGCTCTACATCATCTGGAAAATATACTCTTGGTCCTGTGAAAGTGGCCAAGGTACCAGTACGACCAAACGGGACATAGAACGGAATAGCATCCTTCATGTCAGCGCCGATTGCTGTGATAAGACTTTCAAGACGCGATTGAAGGGTAGCCATGGTTTATGCCTTTGCTGTAGTGTAAGCTGCCGCCAGATCGGTGTCAGGGTTACCAAAGAGAGTAGTGATATTAGAGGCCAACTTGAGTGGAGTCACAGCACGGACATCGTCGGTTCCGGTGTTGGTCTCAGTCTGAGTTGCAATCTCAATCCGACCAGATACAGTCTCCGACGAAGCCGAAAGTGCTGCAGTCAGAGCAGCAGCATCAGCCAGAGTAAGCAGGCCACGGCCATACGAAGTCGTGGTAAGTGCTGCAATTGCGGTAAGGTCCGAGTCGAGTGGCTGTGCATAAGCAGCCAAACGAGTCTGGAACTTAAGCGGAGTCACAGCACGGACGTCGTCGGTACCAGTGTCTGTTTCAGCCTGAGTTGCAATCTCGATACGACCAGACACAGTCTCCGAGGCGGCAGACAAAGCTGCAGTAAGGGCAGCAGCATCAGCCAAAGTCAGAAGACCGCGGCCGTATGAAGTTGTCGTTAGCGCTGCAATTGCCGTAAGATCCGAATCAATAGGCTGAGCATAGGCGACCACTGCAGCAGACGTTGGGAGAATTGTGGCTGAACCAGCACCAATGGCTGCGTTGCTTGCCGAGAAACCAGCATCCTGAACGACCTTGCCGGTGGTGCCATTGTACGAAGCCAAGTTACCTGACGTCGCAGACGCAGGACCCGTGACAGCACCATCAATGTTGACCTGTGAGATGTTCCAGTTCGAACCAACACCAGCCTGAGTACCAGCTGACGTACTGTCAGTGAGACACAGAATCAAGTCGCCGACCTCTACGTTGGGGCCGGAAGCGCCACCGATCTTACCTGCAACACTGATCCGGTACAAGTCACCAGCGTTAGCTGCTGGATAGTTGGGGTTGGTCGAAGCGTCAATGACGCCCTTGAACACCATGCCGTTAGCTGCACCGATCAGCGCATCGGCATAGACCTTGACCGCGTTCTGCGAAGGAACCAGCGTGTCAGAGGTGCCAAGCGACGTTGACGTGGCGATGCGAGCAGTCCAAGATGCAGCCAAGTTGGACGGCGTAATCGCTCGAGCCGTGTCAGTACCGGTGGTAGTTTCACCATCAGTAGCAAGCTCGACGATGCCTTGAGCTGAGGTTGATGCCGCCGACAGTAGAGCCATTGTAGCGGCTTGGTTGGCCAGCTCCAAGAAAGCACGACCATATGAAGTCGTAGTCAGAGCAGCAATAGCGGTCAGGTCAGAGTCAAGTGGTTGAAAGTAGTCTGTGCCAAGTACGTTGACGAAGCTACTACCGTTGTGACGAAGAACATGGCCAGTCGCTGGTGTAGTAATCACTACGTCAGTCAAACTGTCAAGGTTAATGGTTCCGCCACTAGCCGCGTCTGCGGTTACCTTAACCTCGTTGATGGCGGCGACAAGGTTCTGGGCAGTCGTGTTAAGTGTGCCCGTACCAATCTTGGTATTGAAGTTTTTCCAGTCCGTGCCCAAGGCCGTGATAAGGTCCTGGAGCCTAACTTGAAGGGTAGCCATGCTTATCCCGCCTTTGCGTTGTCGTAAAGAAGTAGAAGTGACACGTCATCGTTTACTTCGTTGATGGCACCGACAAGAGTCGTCTTGTCTGACGTAGAAAGGTCATTCATGTCACCAACGCGAGGGTCGCCGCTGCCACCCCCACTCCCAGCAAGGGCGTCCTCGACAATAGCCGTGACACCAGCTTCGTTGATGAAGTACTCGAGATCATTCCAATGGGTAGCCCCATCACCAATCTTGAACTTCTTGGTGTCGATCTCAACGCCTGGTTCTCCAGCGCCCAAAATAGGGTTCAGATCTGTCCACCGAGTTGAACTACCTCGCTGAAACCTAAACTCATACTGACCCATCAGATCACACCCCCGTCAAGGACGTAATCGTCTTCCAGATCTTCTGGATCAACCGGAATCGGAATAGTGTACTCTCGAGCTTCGTTGATGCGCCACTTCAGTTCTTCAATCTGCTCTTTGATCGCAACCGTAGCCCAACTGTTTGATGGCGGGTCAAAATTCAGCTTGACTTGGAGGTGAACATACGTCTTTACTGGACTGAGAGTAAGATCTGTACCGAGAAAGTCTTCCCAAGTTTCAGCATTGGTGACAATCTCAAACCCCTCAACAGGACCGATTCCAAGCTGGTTAAGAGTACCGAGCACAGAGTTGATGTGAAGTCTGATCTCGCTGTCAAAGACAGTTACGTCGGGAGCGATACCCAATGATTGCTTAGTCTCGTTCAGAATACTCTCACTGTAGGTAGGCATGCTCACCTCCTCTCCTGGAACGGTATCTGGGCCGGGGTACAAATCCACGCTTGGGTATGATGGCATTGCACCCCCTAAGAGTTACTTGTGGAAACGCCACTTCCGAATTGGGTCTGGTCGGTAGCCAAATCGATCGCGACGTCCTGGAATAAGACCGTCGTTGCCACGCTTCCACTCTGGAACCTGGAACGTCCTTGACGTGTATGACATACCATGCGTGTCAAGGTCACAGACGTGGAAGTGCAAAATCATTCCGTTAGGATCGCTTGGCGTCTTGGACCAAGGGCCTCGGAAGAACGCAGCCTGCTTACCAACGTCAAGCAACGCCCGAAAGACGAATCGAGCCTTGGCTTTCTCGGCGGGGGTAGAGTACCCCACGTCTCCGTAAAAACCGTAGTACTGCAAATCCACGACACCAGCGCCAACGTGACTCGTGCCGGACCAAGGAGTAACTGGCTGCCATGATCCTTGCGGAACCTGGAACTCAAAGTTGGGATACTTCTTCTGAACCGCTTTCTCGACGGCAATCAGAGCTTGCCTCTGACGCAAAGAGATCGGTTCGTTTCGCCATGATACGCGATCATACTGACCCATAGGGGACTCCTAATCACAAATTTTTAAACGCTGCTCGGATAAGAACCTCGAACTCGTAGATGTTCAGCGGCCAGCAGTCAAGAGTATCAATACCACCTCGAGACTTCCACTTCCGCTTACCCCACTGATCAATCTCATCGTCTGTCAGAAACTTAACTCGAATCCGGTACTTCTTGCACAGCTGAGCGACGAGTTTAGCGGTGTTGAACATCACCAGTTGAGTCGGTTCTTCTGGCGGGTTGTAACACATGTTGATGGTCAGTGCGTTCTTGAAAGCACCGACGCCGTATGGGTGTGAAGCCATCTTGTCAGGGACACAGTTAAGTGTCTGGAACTCGTCGACCACGTAGTGACAGGAGTCAACCTTGTTGTAAGGCTGATGCCACGCTTGAGCAATAGCGTTGGCTGCTCCTCTTTCACCAGTAGTGTATGATGGCTTTACCAAAATTGTCGTAGGACGTTGCGGCGGACCGACGTGGAGCGCTTCAACGAAGGGGGTGTTCAAGACAGCCTCCGATAGTTACCATAGTCGTGTATCTCCTGCTGCTCGTGCTGCCGGAACCCAGGGAAGTTGGCTCCGATCGCCAAAGTGAATTGCATTGTGCGTCTTGCGCGACACGCATACTAGGTTGTCTGGAGAGAACAACGCATCTGTTGCAAACTCCAAGTCTTCCATGGTTATGGGGTTGATATGATGAATGTGGGGTGCACCACGAACTGGAAAGTCTGGTACCCCCATGTCGCATCCAAGATCTCTGGCGATGACGAAACTACGAGCGTCTTTCCACTCGCGGGATCTGTAAAAGCCTTGGTTGACCCACCGGTCGTAGCCGAACGTTGCATACCCAACCTCACCGTCCAATACTAGATAGTCAAATCGTTCCTCGATAGTAGGAAGTTGTGAGAGCTCAGTATACGTCCTCATCTGCGTCCTCCAGTGAAGTCTGACCGGAGTAACCCTTGAATGCAGCAAGTGCCTCAGCATACAGACTCTCGCTGCTCTGTCGGGACTCCATGTCTTTAACTCTTGCGATCAACATTTCGTTTTCAGCTTTAAGCTTGCTCTGCTCCAACTGGTTACGAACGGATCCAAGTTTTAGAAAGTGTACAGTCTCTTGCGCCGACGCTGAGCCCTCTGCAATCCGTCTCTCGACAAGATCCATGGCCGCAGCAATCAGTTGGTCTTCTCGTCCTTCAAGCGTCTTTGCAGCAGGAGGAAGGACTGGTTCTGGTGCTTTGCGAACCATCGCATCCTCCTTCCACTTTAGACGAGATGGGTCTATGATAGGGTCGTCAAGTTTCAGTGGTGTTCTCGCTTGAATGCTGTTAGTTGAGACCCTATTCAATAGTACTTGAAAGATGTTTAGCGGGTGTTTGTTAGGCGTAGGGAGGACTTATGGTACACTTTTAAACGTACCCAGAAGGCTCCGGCGGGAGGCCAACCGGGATTGTCTCAGTCATTCATCCCCCCGGGGCTTTTTTGGGG